GGTGAGAAAATGAGAAAGCCTGGAAGTAAAGGCGCACCTACTGCAGCAAATTTTAGACGAGCTGCGAAAACAGCTAAATCATAGTTGTGTTACCTTTATAGGTAGCAACTTGCTAACACAAAGTTGATAGTACATTAACTTGACCGTTCCGAGGAACGACAATCTTGCGAAGGAAAAAAACTTAGTGAAGGCTTTTTATAAACAAACAGTCATAAGGAGAAAATAACATGGCAAACGCAAGTCCTTCCGATATAGGAAGAATAAATAGTGCCGGCTCTGAAGACGCTCTGTTTCTGAAAGTTTTTGCAGGAGAGGTTTTAACTTCTTTTGAAAGAGCGAGTAAGACTGAAGGAAGAGATATGGTAAGAAGTATCGCTTCTGGAAAATCAGCAACTTTCCCAGTAATGGGTAGAGTTGGTGCAGAGTATCATACGCCTGGCGCTGAGATAACTGGTTCAGATATTAACCATAACGAAAAAGTAATCACTATAAACGATTTACTTATTTCTCATGTGTTTTTATCGAACATCGAAGAAGCTAAGAACCACTACTCAGTTAGAGCTGCATACTCAACTGAAATTGGTAGAGCATTAGCTTTTCAAAAAGATAAACATATCTTACAAACAATCGGACAAGCTGCACAAGCAAGTGCAAACGTAGCTGACACATCATACCCTGGTGGTACTGTGTTAACTAACACAAACATTGCAAGTGCAACTGCGGCAACTTCTGCTAATGGAATGATTGATTCATTATTTGACGCAGCTAAAACTTTAGACGAGAACTATGTTCCGGCTGAAGGAAGAGTAGCATTTCTAAAACCAGAAATGTACTACAAATTAGCTAACGCAACTAATGCTATCAACGTTGACTTTAGTGGTAGAGGTTCAATTGCAGAGGGAACAGTACAAAAGATTGCAGGAATTACTTTAATACCTGTACCTCATTTTGTAGCATCGAATGTTAACTCTGGTGTAGACCAAGGTTCAGCAACTCAGGGTGGTTCAAACCCTCAAGCTGTTGACTTATCAAACTATGAAGCTTTGGTATCTCACCCTAGTGCAATCGGAACTGTTAAGTTAATGGACTTGTCAACTGAGATGGAATACGACATCAGAAGACAAGGTACGCTAATGGTTGCTAAATACGCTATGGGACATGGTGTGCTTAGACCGGAAGCAGCAGTAGGAATTAAAGACGCTTAATCTTTAAGTATCTTTATACTTATAAGGAGTGGGGGAAGAGGGAGACTTAATCCCCCACTTTAATCACACAAAGGAAAATCAATGACAACACAGATAACACCGACAACAGAATTACAGGCGATAAACACTATGCTTAGTTTTATCGGTGAAGCCCCAGTCAGTGCCATCACTGGAAATATCGGAACAGACGTTGCTGTAGCTAAAAATATTTTAGATGAAACGTCTATGAGTGTTCAGTCACAAGGATGGTTTTTTAACAGAGAATTTGAAGTAACACAAAATAGGGACTCTAATAATAAAGTACCTTTAGACGCAAACTGTGTACAAGCAGAAGCTTCACAGCCTTATCAATATTTATATCAATATACAATTCGTAATGGGTTTTTATATGACCTAAAAAATCATACAGATGTTTTTAGTTCAGACCCTATGATTGACAAAGTTTTAGTTCAACAATTTGAACATCTTCCAGAATATGCAAGACGTTATATCGTAGTTAAAGCAGCTAGAAGATTTGCAGCTCGTTACATTGGTGCAAATGAATTAGTTAAACTTGCAGGATTAGACGAAAACGAAGCTCATGTAGCTTTTGAACAAGCAGACTCAAGAGCAATGGACGCAAACATACTGAAAGATGAATACAATATGAATTATATAGTAAGACGTGGCAACAAACGTTCATCAAGGAGTTAGACAATGGCAGTAATATCTCAGTCAATACCTAACTTGATAAATGGAGTGAGCCAACAAAACCCAGTACAAAGAAATGTATCTCAAGCTGAGAACCAAGTTAACTTTCAATCAAATATTATTGACGGTTTATCAAAGAGAGCAGGCACACACTTTGTCGCTAACTTAATATCCAACCAAGCAATTCCCAACAATTGTGCTGTACATTGGATTAACAGAGACGCTGATAATCAATACGTTGCTTTGTTTTATAACCAAGGGGTTAAAGTATTTGATTTAGATGGTGTAGAAAAAACTGTTAGTTTTCCAAACGGTACAACTTATCTACAATCAACAAACCCTTTAGAAGATTTTAAATTTACAAACATTGCAGATTATTCTTTTGTTTCTAACAAACAAAAAACTATTGCAGAAAACACAAGTACAACAGCAGCAAAAGTACAAGAAGCATTGGTGTATGTTAAAAGTTCACAATACGGTAGACAGTATAGTGTAACATTAAATCATTCTACGTGGTCATATCCAATAGAAGTTAAATTTCAAATGCCTACAGGTAATGACGCTTCAACTGACGGTAAATTTAGAGATACTGAAAAGATTGCACATATATTATTATATGGAACAGCGTCATCACATTGGTCAAGTGCGGCAGACGGCATTGGTTTTCAAACTGTAAGAGCCGACACTGGTGCAGTATTAAGTTCATCTCAAGGATTAGCAAACTATTCCGGAATTACAGGTACGTTTTCTAGTACACAATACGGTAACACTATTTATTTATCGTGTTCTAGTGGAACGTTTGGAATTGAAACTACAGACGGTTTTGGTAACCAAGCTATGTATGCAATAAAAGACGCTATACAAGATTTTACAGATTTACCTTATTACGCAAAACCAGGAATGATTATTCAAATTACTGGTGAAGAAGGTGATACACTTTCAGATTATTATGTAAACTTTGTAGCTAACGGTGTGTGGAAAGAAACTGTAGGACCAGGAGTCAAACTTGGTTTAGACAATAGTACAATGCCCCATGCGTTAGTTAATAATAACAATGGTACATTTACGTTTGCACAACAAACATACACTGACAGAGTTGCAGGTGATGAAACAACAAACCCTGCACCAAGTTTTGTAGGACAAACAGTAAACAATTTAACTTTCTTTCAAAACAGATTTGGAATTATTTCTGGACAAAATTTAATTATGTCAGAGAACGGTGAGTATTATAATTTCTATGCTACAACTGGTACAGATGTTTTAGATACAGACCCAATTGACATTGCAGCTAGTGGTACTACTGTAAACAAACTTTATAACTCTATAGATTTTAATGAACAACTTTTATTATTTTCAGCAGAGTCACAATATATATTAGAGTCATCTGGTGATAGTATTACACCAACAACAGCCGTACTTTCTAAAACAAGTACGTTTGCACACGACACTAAAGTAGAACCTAAAGCGGCAGGTAAATTTGTTTACTTTGCACAAAAGAGAAATGACAAAACTGCAATTACAGAATATTTTGCTGACGATGATACGTTAACAAATGACGGTTTAGATATTACAATTGGTGTTAATACTTTAATACCTAGCAACGCATATAAAATTGTATCTAACAACATTGAAGACACAATGGTTGTATTATGTCACGATACATTAGACACAACAAACACAGCACCTTACACAGCAAGTGCCAATGTTACAGGTACTAATGCTAGTAAAATGTTTGTTTATAAATATTTTTGGGATGCAGATAAAAAAGTACAATCTGCCTGGTCCACATTTACATTTAATAATACGCAAATTGTTTCAGCAGAAGCATATGACAGTTATTTGTATGTTGTTGCAAATGAAAAAACAAATTTAAAATTATTAAAAATAGATTTAAGAAATCCTAATTTTGGTAATTTAGCATTTCCTGTTAATGTTGATATGCAAACTGCAACACTAACTGGAACATACGACAGCAACACTGACAAAACTACATTTACAATTCCATATGAACATAATCAAACTTTAGTAGCTATTGACGCAACTAATGGTTCAGATTTAACTATTGATAGTCAAACTGGTACAACAGTAGTAGTACAAGGTAATCATACGTCATGTATTTTTGGAAGTACATACGAGTCGTTATACGAATTTTCTAAACCATATGTAAGAGAACAAGGCGCAACTGGACAAGTAGCTATTACTTCTGGTCGTTTTCAAGTTAGAACTATGAGAGTAGACTTTCAAGATAGTGGTTTCTTTACAGCAACAGTTTTACCAGATGGTAGAAGTTTATCTACTTATGAAATGTCTGGTAATGTAATTAACTCAGCAAACTCTGTTATTGGACAACCTAACATTGCTAGTGGAACATTTAATATTCCAATACAATGTAAAAATACAGATTTTGTTTGTAAGTTAGTATCTAGTTCACACTTACCTTGTCACTTTATATCGGCAGAAATAGAAGGATTTTATCATAGAAGAAATAGAAGGATGTAATATGCAAAAATGTGTAAGGAAAGCAGTTTTAAAAGACTGTTTAGACTTAGCACCTAAAATGCGTTTAGCAGATAGACGTGAAATAAGAGCGTCTGATAACGCAAGTCCTCTTCAAGCATTAGTTCTTCCCTTCACTTATGAAGGCGCAAGAAACTACACAATTTTAGGGACAGAAGAAGAAGGTGTTATTGGTATGTTTGGAACAACCCCATGTGATTTTAAAAAAGATTATGGAGTAGCATGGATGTTATCAAGTGACCAACTAAGAAATCATGTAAGACAATTCTTAAAAGAATGTCCTTACTGGGTAAACGAAATGGGTAAAGGTTATAAGTATCTTTATAATTTCGTAGATGAACGTAATTGGGAAACTTTAAAATGGTTACAGTTTTTAGGATTTGAAGCCAAAAGAAAATTACCATACGGCCATGAAAAATTAAATTTTATATTAGTAATGAAGGAGTTAAAATAATATGTGTACAGCAGAAGCAGGCTTTGCGTTAAACGTTGTCAGTGCAGTAGCAGACCATAACGCTAAAAAAGAACAAGCCTATAGAACCTCTGTATCAAATTTTCATGCTAAAAATGCTGCGAGTTCAGCTTTGTTTGATGACTACGGTCAAATAGACCAAGGTAAAATTAATGCAGGAAAAGAAAAATCAGCTGAAAAGTTTAAAATTAAAAAAGAGAAAATTAAAGAAATTTCAAAACAATTAGCTTTGAACGTAGGAAACGCTACAGCAATATATAAAGATGTAGGCGGAGACAAAGACACTGAGTTTAGAGATGTTAACATGGGTTTCACTAAAGATATGTTATCTTTCAATAGACAAGAAAACGAAGCATATTCGGCTTACGCTAACACAATTAACAACCTTCCAGTTCCAGTATTACCTAGCAACATGGCATTAGCTATTAACGTAGCAAGTGCAGGAACAGACTACGCAGGAAATGATAGTAGAAAATTCTTTAACAGTAAGGCAACAGAATAATGGCATATAAATCACAATACAAAAATATTTCTTATCAAAAAACTTCAACAGGCAGACCTAGAGAAGCTACCGATAGTGAATTAAATCAAATTTCAAATTCACTAAAGAACTTTAATAAAAGCTTTGCTAATTTTACTGAGTCTTACAAAAAAGAACAACAAAGTGAAACACAAGATGTTTTTGATAATTTAAAAGCACAAGGTATTACTGACCCAGATGAAATTAAAAAGTTAGTAGACAAAGGTGACCCTAGAGTTCAAAATTTAAAAGGCTATTACAGTCAAGCTATTGTCAATGCTAATTTTGGTTTATCTCACGCTATACAAGATTTTAATTCAGTACAAACTAAAGTATCAAACATTACTGGTGGAGATGAAAAAGGTGATGCAATGGCTAACCTTGATGTTGACAGCTTATTTCAATCAGTTGATGAAAATGATAATCCTACTGGAAATCCTATGAGGGATTTAAGTACACAGGATAAATCTTACACTAGAGCATACACAGATTCTATTAATCAAATGAGAGTAGAGTTAGATAGTAAAGTATCACTAGCAAAAGGCTTACAATTAAACAGAGAAACAAATGCAACAGCATTTCAAATTATAGCAAAGTCTTGGGAACAAGGTGGTGCATGGTCTGAAGAAAAAGGAGTAGATGAGGGTACTCCAGATTATACAACAAAAACAATCTTTCATCCATCTACAAGAATACAAGATTTAGAAAATTTACGAACTGACAAAGTTGTTAATGAAAAATTTATAAATAAAGATTCTTGGAACAAACAAGTATTAGATTTTTTTGAACAAGTTGTTGCTTTACAAGATACTGGTTTAATTAAAGACCCAGAAAGTTTAAGTGATATTGTTACATATCTTACAAGTAAAAGGGGTAGTAAAAAAGATTTACCTTCTTATTTAAGAACACCAAATACACAAGAACAAGCAACAAAAATTATTGATGCTATTAGAGGTAAAATAGCTACCTCAAGTAAACTTGCTATTGGAGTTGATTTAATCTCTAAAGGTCAAGCTTATAAAAAAGATGAAACTATTTACACCGACTCAAGTGGTACTGCTAAAATTGGTTTATCTGATGATGATATAAATGACTCTGTAGTATCATGGGAACAATCAATATTAATACCTCACGTTAACAACCTAGTTGCTAATGGTGAGATACCTAAAGACTTAGCACAATTTACAATGTTTCAATTAACAGAAAAAATGTTAGGCGCTAATGGAATAC